CACGGACGGAGTATCGATTCACATCGATACGCGCCTCGGGGAGTGAGTGATCAATCTGGTCAGCAGACCAGACCGAGTCATTCCCAATCGACAATACCTGCGGCCTCTGAGTGAACCTCCATTTCTGGAGCTCAGAGTCGTTATAGGTATTATTGAGGTTGTTCGCTGCACGTATTAAAACGCGCTTTGAACGTTCCCAAGGTGAGCGACGCCGAAAGATCGGCACGCTGATGGCGACCTTAGCGAAAATTTCTCTTCGCTGAAGGTGTTTGTTAAACCGGGTCTTAAAACCCGCAGCCATCCACTTCGACACGTGTGATCGAAAGTGTACGAAACTAACGGCGGAGCAACTATGCTCCAACGTCGGTAATCGCAGTGTTTTCAACACTGGGAGTGATCGTACTCTCGCGGTCGCACGTGCATATCCAGCCAGATCGAGTGCATTGCTGTACTCGACCCAGCTGAGGACTGCTTGTGTCGATACTGATGAGGACGGAGCTTGAGTCCGAAATTTAATCGGTGTGACAGACTGCCCTTTAAAGGCATCCATGCCACAAGACTCCCTGAAGGAGCCACTCACGCAGCACTTGTCGCGGTTGACTTTGAGGCCAACCGCTTCCAGATGCTGGACCACCACAGAATAGTCTTCTCTGTGGATAACTATATCGTCCCCATATACGTAGACGCTGGCCAATGCTCGTTTCAGAGCATACGCCGTTGGACACGACTTCGTGTCTAGTGACGGATGGCTTACGCCACCAGCGTTGTGGTATAATAGACCGGTAATCAGGCTCCAGAACACGAGCGCCTCTACGGGGAAGCATAATGCTGACCCCATAGGTGCGAACTTGTTTAAGGTAACCCTACTACCGTCCGGAAGAAGATTACACGTTGACCGACAGGCCAACATATAATCGAGAAGGTGCGTCTTTCTAAAGAGCCACTTAACTAGGTTAAGTGACACTCTGTCTGACGCATCCTTCATGTCCAGAGTAACCCAATTCGCTCCAAGCGACCCATACAAGGCAAGTTGCCGGTTAACCGTTTGATCACGAAAATTAACGTGACCGCGTGTGTACCGGTGTCTCTCGACCTCTTTAATGAGGTTTCGAGCCAAGCCCTGTTGGATCCACTGTAGTTCGACGGGTTCACAACTAATCGTCCTAGGTCCCCTTGAGTCTTTAGGAACAAAAACCACCTTAGCGGTGGGTTCCGTAACGACCTCGAGGGACTCGAGCGTGTGATACTCATCACACAATGCTGCTGCGCAGGAAAAGAAGTATTCCCCGATAGGGTAGTACTTCTCGAGCTGAGGATAAAACCGAGAAACTCGGTTCTTTTCCCATGGCTTTTCTCCTGTTGCTACTGCACCCGGTCCGTGCCGTGGTATAATATCCACTGCATTAACCGAAGAGCAAACTCTAGCAATAAGATCACTAGAGTAGTCGAGAGCAGGATTTCGAAGGTCCAATTGGTAGACCCCGATCTCCTGTTCCGTTTCCAGATAGCGCGAACTCGCGTTTGCGAGCTCCGCGTCCGTGAAACCCATCTCGATTTTGTAGTACGCATAGGTTAGTTGTCTCAGTCTAAGAACATCAGCTGCTTCGGCATGGGGTATCACTACCCCTTGCCTATCAAGCACTCGACTCCACAGCCACCCGAGAAATCGGGGGCGTGTGTCGTCGGTATCCTTGCGGAAACCGACAGGGTCGAATGGTTGCGTTTCACTTAGGGCTGCGTCAAAACGCTTCCCCAGTGCAGGAAGAGTTTTCGTAAAGAACGAAAACCCCTCTTTCGCAACACGGGTCCGGATTAACCGGATATCCGCCGAGACGCGATCAGCGCGGAGCTTGTTTAACCAGTCGCTATGGCGACCCACCCATTCAGGCGGGTTGTCCACAGCTAAGGATGCAAGCTCTTGCGCTGCCGCAATAGCTACTTGTTCTGCTATGTCTAACACTAAGTCCTCGTAGAGCCTTAAATAAAGGCTTAACGAAGTATTGCTTAATCGCTGTACTTTGTTCATTGTCTTTCTCCCCATAAAGGGGTAGGAAGATGATCTACTGGACCCTGTTATTAGACACTCTCAGGATTTTGGTTTACATGCCCATCAGGCATGCTTCACCCTGTTCACGGAAGAACCCAGCACTATGCTAGGGCTCTTTCGCTACAAACTTCAAGACATTCTCGTTTGACGAGAAGTCGAAGTCGGGTGCGCCCGTCGCGTTCTCGGAGAGAAAACCGAGTAGACGCGCGAGCAACCAAAGTGCCACATCACCACGCTGGGAACCTCCCGGGGCTTTCGCCTCAGGTGTATCCAGCACGAGATAGGCTGCGGACTCGCCTGCATCCCCTGCGAAGCCATTTGAGATGGCCGCGGACAGGTTGTGGTTGCAGTCAAGTCGAAACAGCGAGCGCGTTCGACCCTTGTTGCTAGCCTGACTATGTGATATAGTCAGTTTTGCTTCTTGGATCGTGACGGCGCCGGCCGTTTCGTCTGTCGCCTGGACTCGCGTAGTGCGAGCACCAGGTCCCAGCTCAGACATGTTAAAAACAGTCTGATTCCCGGATATACCGAGAGTCACAGGATCAGTGATCATAGTTTGGTCTCTGATTGATTGTTATAGTTGATAACAAGGGATGATACAGTAGGTTACCGGGCAACATGAGGTTGCTTTGGATGCCTACGATCAGAGCCCCCGTCGCGCAAGTGTTTCTTGTTTCTACGTCGTTTGTGAAGACGACGATAGAACCAGTCCAACTTGCGCTCTTTACGGGGCGCCCGTTTAGGCTTTTGGCGCGCAGTGTTCGTCACGAGTAACTCGAGACTAAGCACAATGCGCTTAAGCTGAATGCGGGAAAACCCCACGTTTAAGAGGTCCTCTTCCTTAGGAATGAGGGCCTCGCGCTTGTACACCTTGCCTTCGTCCGTAATGGACAAATGGTCATAGTGCACAGGCAGCGTCGGGCTAGTATTCCAGTAGTACTTAGTACGACCGGATAGCTCCAACTTCGTGCCCATAGTTAAATCATGGACACGAAAGAACAGATCATACCACGGCTTAGCGTATAACCTCGTCAAGAGGCTCCCGACATCATAGACCCAGTCTATGATAAAGGAGAATGGAATTGCATTCCAAATTATCGCGGGGTCCCATTGTAGACCAAAATAGTCTAATAGGGCCCGAAGCTCCGCCTGATCCTCTGAAAGACCAGGGGCGATATAACTACACCTCATAGTGTAGTTCGCCCACTGGTCCTTTTTCAGAACGGCAAAGCGTTCAACCGAATGCCAGCCAATAGACGGGGGGGAGTAGCCGTAGTTCCAGTCCTTCAGTAACTGACTTAGCACAAACGTGCCTTGCGTTACTGGTTGACTTTCACTACCAGCATCTGTTCCCATCATCTCATACACTGTATGACCGGCAGGATGGACTTTAAAGCGCCAGTGGCGCTTCTCCACGTTCCCAAGCTTCTTTAAAAGTTGCCTGAGGTTTTCGCGGAGGTCTTTTAGCATGTTTAACATGCTAACGACGTCGTCCAAGAATGGTTTCCATCCGAAATTACGATTGAGCTCCAAGTTGGCTACATTTCGCCAAGTTGAGGCCCTCGCATTCCAGACATCGACCATCCTTCTCAAATCCTTTAATTCATAAAGGAAATTGAGGACACTTACTTGGGTGCGGATCTTAGGCTGCATTCTCCACATGGCGTAAGCCATGCGAGTAGCAGACCATATATCCTCACCTTGAAGTAACCGACGCCCTGCCCAAATCGACGTGGGACCAAACTCTAAGTAGAGCTCGGCACCCATATCAACTGAGCTGAAGCCAACACCCCTTCCCTCCTCCGGATACACATAGTTTTGACTTATGTGTCCGATGGTGGACGTGGGGGTGGAATACTCGTGATAGCAGTCGGCGTAACCTGTCCTATGTTTTAACTCATAGGATATTTCTTCGCTAGACCCAAGTGTCTCATAAGTCTTATGAAATAAATCAAA